GATGCAAATTGAATCTTATTTGCATGGTGATCATATATATAATTTGTATTTAACCTTCGTCAAGAAGGCGGTACCACATATTAGGTTATTTTCAACTTACAAAATTCATGAGATTTTGGATGCTGATGATGGCTATTTTAGAGTTACCCAGTTGGCGGGGAAAGACGCTTACTGGCTTATATGAGACTTTAGAGTCTCACAAACTTTCCTATATGATGAGTTATAAGCTTGCTTACTCTTAAGCTGCGCTACTAGTGTAGGAATTTTATTTTAAGAGAATACCCCATTTGATTATACAAGGTTGTAATTTTAATAATCACACAAATTAATACTACATCAATTAATATGTCCTCTTTGAGAACCAAAGAGGAAATAGAAATGCCTATCATTTTTGATAAGCAACCTAGAATGGATAAAGAAATGCCCGCTGCTGGTAAGCTGGATTTCTCGACTATTCTAAACAAACCATTTTTAATAGGGACCCCTACTTGGACAACAAGTAGCGTTAAATTTACTGAGTTAATTAGGATTGGATTTCCATCGTCTATAATGAAGAATGCGTTAGCAAAGGTTCCATTTTTACATTCTACTTTTTATCAATTGCGTATGTGCGTTATGTTACAGGTATCTGGAACTCCAATGCATCAAGGTATTTTGTTAGCAGCTACAGTACCACATGCAGCGCCAACGGTAGTTAGACCAACTCAACTATTATCCGCGCCGCATGTATTTTTAAATGCTAATGAAAGTACATCAGTGTGTTTAGAAGCGCCCATGTATGTACCGACTACAACATATTTATCCCCCACCACTTCTACAACCAATGATTACGTCATTGGTACATCACCATTTGGACAAGATTTTTGCGATTTGATATTATTTGTTTTAAACCCATTGTCAGTGGCGACAGGCTCATCTACTTCAGTGTCTGTGTCAATACATGTTAAGATTTTGGAAGGCGATTTTTATATACCGAAGGCCCCATTAACGTGGGTCACCCAAGGTTTATCAGATTTAGTATCCG